CCCTCCATGTCAAATTCGGAAAGGGGCAAAAAGACCGGATCGTCCCTTTGCCTGTCTCGGCGGTGGACCGGCTGCGGGCAAAGGTCAACAAGATGGCCTCCTGCCATTCGTTTCGCCACTCTTTCGCCACGCACCTGCTCGAAAGCGGGGTTGACATTCGCACCGTGCAGGATCTCCTGGGCCACGACGACATCCGCACCACGCAGATATACCTGCATGTGATGAGCCGCGGTGCCGGGGTAATCAGCCCCATGGACATGGATTAAATGACCGCCCCTCAACCCATCACCCTCACCGGCTCCCGCCCCTGGCTTCCTGCCTCCCTGTGCAACCGCATGGAAGACCGCACCATCCGCATCCGGTTTTCCAGGCCGGAGCGCAAGGTGTACCGCAAGCGCAAAGCCATCCCGGTGTCGGAGTGGTGCGAGCGGCACCGGGTGGTGACCATGTCCTCCCTGCCCGGGCCGTGGCGGAATGAGGTTGCCCAGTACCTGGCCGGGATCATGGATGCCTCGTTTTTTCCGTCGGTGCGGGATATTACCCTGTGCAAGGCCCCGCAGACCGGCGGCTCCGAGGCGGTCAATAACTGCATCGCCTATGCGGCGGACCGCGCCCCTGGGCCTGCCCTGTACGTCTACCCGGACGAACTCACGGCCAGGGAAAACTGCCAGGACCGGATCACCCCCATGTTCACCAGCTCTGCCAGGTTGCAGGGGCTGATGAGCGGCAGGGATGACGATGCCGGGGCGCTCAAGCTCAAGCTGGCCTCCATGCCGATCTACATGGCTTGGTCCCGGTCTGCCTCCCGGCTGGCCAATAAGCCGATCCGCTATGGCGTAAACGACGAAACCGACAAATATCAGGACAGCTTCAAGTCGGAAACCGATCCCTTGAGCCTCACCGAGGCCCGGCTCACCACCTTCCGCTGGTCCAGCAAGTGGTGGAAGATTTCGAGCCCGACCGTGGAGTCCGGCTACATCTGGCAATCCATGCTGGCCGCGCAGGTGATCTTCGAGTACGTGACCGTCTGCCCGTATTGCGCTGGGCACCAGGTGATGATCTTCGGCGACAAGAAAACCCCGGGCGGGATCCGCTGGCCGGAAGATAATCGAGATCCGGATGCGATAGAGCTGCGTGAGCTGGCCTGGTACGAGTGCGAGCACTGCCGTGCGCCCTGGAACGACTACCAGCGGGATAAGGCGGTACGGGCCGGATACTGGCGGGCCAGGGGAGATGGCCGGGAGCTGTTCGCCTACCTCGAGGCGGAGCGGCCGCGCAAGATTGCTTTTCACCTGCCCGGCTGGCTCTCCACCTTTGTCTCGCTCTCCAAGGTGGCCGCCGCATTCCTGCGCTGCAAGCCGGACGGCAAGAACCTCAACCGCAACGCGCACAAGAATTTTTACAACACCTTCAAGGCCGAGCCGTTTCTGGAAACCCATCAGGAGCGGGAAGAGGATAAAATCCTCGCCCTCTGCGACGACCGGCCCCGCGGCCTGGTGCCATCCGGTAACCGGGTCGCCTGCCTGCTCGGCACCGCCGACACCCAGGACAACGGCTTTTACTACAAGATCCGCGGATGGGGCTACGGCCTGGAGCAGGAGAGCTGGCTGATCCGCGAGGGGTTTGTCGATAGCTTCGAGGCCCTGGAGCAGGTCTTCTGGCATGACGAATACCGCGACGCCGCCGGCAAGCAGTATGTCCTGCACTTCTGCGCCATCGACGCCATGGGACACAGAACCAAAGAAGTCTACGACTGGTGCCGGGTGCGCAAAGGCAAGATCGTGCCGCTCAAGGGCGAGGAGCGCATGGCCACCCCGTTCTCCTGGTCCACCATCGATACCTATCCGGGCACGAAAAAGGCGATCCCCGGCGGCGTCCAGCTGCTGCGGATCAACACCAACTATTTCAAGGACAACCTGGCCACCAAGCTGGAGATCTTCCCGGCCGATCCCGGCGCCTGGCACCTGCACAAAGATTACACCTCGGACTGGGCCCAGCAGATGTGCGTCGAGTTCGTCAACGCGAAGGGGTCGTGGGAGTGTCCGGAGGGCAAAGCCAACCACGCCTTTGATATCGAAGTATACGGCCTCGCGCTGGCTGATCTGGTGGAGGTGAAGTTTTGGAAAAGGCCGGAGGAAGTTGAAACACAGGCACTCACCCCGCCCCGGCCCGCCGCCCCGGTGCGCTCGCAATATATGACCCGTTAACTTCAGCCCAGGAGCAAAAAAAAATGACCAATGCCCAGCCGGAAACCACCACCCCGCCCGCCGAGATCCCGGAGCTGATGTACGTCCACACCGTGGCCAAGCACCTGTGCTGCTCAAACCGAAAAATCTACACCTTGATCCAGGATAATGAACTCACCGCCGTCCGCCTGGGCAAGCGCGGCCTGCGGGTGGAAAAATCGAGTCTCAACCGGTACCTGGAAAAAAACAAAATTAACTCAGCTGATTATTTTCGTTAAACTGCTCTTTTAGTGCATTTTCCCCTTGCAATAAGTACCCATTGGGTATACTATAAATCATACAGAGGAAATAATCCTCAAACGAAAAAAGCCCCGGCCTGCTGAAACAGGACACGGGGCACAGACCAAACCCTGTAAGGAGGGAATGACCATGACGAAAAATACCACGAACACCGAAAAAATGCAGGCCAGAATTTCAGCCGCCATCAAAAAAGCCGCTCCGGCAGTAGTCGCCACCTACGCCCAGGGTGATGAAAGCACCCAAGCCGAATTGCGGTTGTCGGCGCGCTGGGCGATCCGCCTGGCGGTTGACGAAATCTCCGCCCCCCGGGATCTGGCCAACACGGATGCCAGCCGCGAACTGTGGTCCCTGTGGTTCCGCCTCGTTTTCCAGGGCACCGCCGCCGCCGATCTGGGGAAAAACAGGGTGGAAATTACGGAGCATGCCAGCGCCCGCAGCAAAACCGGCCAGGGCCGCCGCGCCATGGTAGCGGAGACATTTACCCTCAGCTCCGGACGCCAATTCCTGGCCGAGCTGCAAAAAGCCACAGGCAAGCGCAATCTGTCCATGGCTACCGCAAAAATCACCGCGCTCCAGGCGGAACAGAAAAAGCTCTTGCCGCAACTCCGCAAGTCCAATTCCGAGCATCTTGCCGATCTGAAAAGCGCCAAGGCCACCGAGCGCGCCGCCGATACCGCCGCCCTCACCTCCGGGGAATTCTGGCTGGCCTCCAAAGAGGCGCTGAAAAATTATTTTCACCCGCCGTTTGACAAAAACTACCTGGCCGATGTTTCCGAACGCTGGCGGGCCGCCCTCTACCTGGAGTGTGAAAGTGTCAGCTACAAAACCGGCTACGGCTGGCGGCACAAGCTTGCCGGCACCGGGCGCGCCTATCTCTGCGGCATAGACGACAACGGCGACGAGTGGGGTCACGAGATCCGGATTGAGCTGTCCCATGACGACCACTACAACCAGCGCCTCGACGCCACGGTGGAGGAGGCCATGGCCGAGCTGTTCGATGTTTCCGTTCGACAGCTGGCCGATTGCCACCGACAGGGCGATCTGCTGTTCCGCCCCTGCGCCATCCAGACCCAGGCAAAAACAATCTGTTCCCGCTGCGGCGAGCCGGAGGCCTCCCACAAGTGGGTGGAGGAGCTTGATCTCCCCCGGACACTCACCTGTTATGGCGATATCTACGCCGGGGAGTTTGCCCCCAGAACCATCACCCCACCGACCATGGAGGCGGAGCAGGTATGGGAAGTGCGCGAGTCCCACAAAATCACCTCCCCCAGCCTGCGGCACAACGGCAAATATTTTGCCGCCGACGACCGGATCACCGTTGAGCACACCAGCCACCAGCCGGTAATCCTGCCGCCTGGCGAATGGTGCCTGCATATGCTCCAGATAGCGGATGCGGATTAAAAATCCATGAGCAAACGAATCAAAAAACTCATCAAAAAAACCCGTCACGGGCTGACCTGGCCCGTGACGAACACCTCCAACGATGGCCTGTTGATGATCACCTCGGATCACCGGCAGCGGCGGCACACCATCAACAACCCTCCGGCCACCATTGCCAACCCCCACCGGGATCACGAGTACCTGCACGAGCTGGCCCACGCCACCCTCTGCGAGCAGGTGCACCCGCAATTTTCCACCCAGTATTTCGCCATCGGTGTTCCTGATCCCATTGTCAGCCTCATCGGCTCCGCCTCGCAGGCGGCCAGCGACTGGTTCGCCGATGAATTTCTCCACGCGCTGCTGCCCGAGGAAACCAGAGCGGAAGTCGAGGAACATCTGCATCTGGTCTCCAGGGCTCTCGGGGGAAATCCCGAGGGTGGTCCGGATATGTTTACCGGCTTCGCCCTGATCGTCGCCCAGGCGATCAGGTACTGCGGTTACAAAATAGAATTGTCCGATCCGCTGAAACAGGCAGTAAACGGCCTGCTTTCGGTGCCTCCGGACAATCCGACCGTCGAGAAGCTGCAGGCGGCGATAAATAATCTCCTCGCCTGCTACTGCCCCCATCGCGTCCGGCTGATGACGGACCAGGACGGCCTTGAGGTCTGGGAGGTCAACAACCCATGACCTCCACCGAATTCCACGCCGCCCGCCTCAAGCTCGGACTCAACCAGCAGGAACTCGGCGCCCTGCTCGGCATGCCGCGCGCGCACATCTCCCGGCTGGAAACCAGCCGGACCCCCACCAACCAGCAGGCCGCTACCATGGCGCTGCTGGAGTATATCCACGAGCATGGCTTGTTGCTTGGTTTGCTTGAGAAGCAAAAATGAATTAACTGAGGATCAGGGATATAAATGGATCAAGTAAAATTAATGCAGATAGCAATTCGATTAGAGCCTGGGCAAGCGATTGAAATCAGCGCCCACGACATGCACGAAGCGGCGAAAGGCTCGCTGTCATCGTTGCTTTACGACTCTGTGCGGCCAGGAGACGTTGAGATTCTCGCCGAGCAGATCGATAAAAACTGGGGTGTGCGGATGCGGCGCAACCCAATGACCGGCGCTTATACGATGAGCAAACAGATACCTTTTGATGAAATTGTTGAGCCGTCTTTTTCATGGGAATGCCTTGAAGAACATTCGTTGCCTGCTGGTTTTCTTTGGGGCTATGGCGTGATTTCAGATGATCCTGCCGCGCCCCATGGTAAACGGATGAATAACATTCAGGCCCGAATAGAAAGGCGCGAAGACGGAAAATGGAATTATATTGTTTTCGGGCCGCCAGTACGAGACGGCTTGGAGCCCTCCAAGTGCGAAGCGATGACCGCGTGTGAGTTCTGGATGCGGCGCAACAGGTAATAGTCAGACGTAAAATTCTCAGTCTCCCCTCCCGGCTTTCGCCGGGATTTTTTTGTCCTCTCCTAAAATTTAAGCGCACCAAGCGCATGGAGTGTCTTTAAGCGCACCCCGTACATTTTCTTTTCCCTCGCCATGGTGGACAATCCCCCCCATGGCATACAACCAGACCGACCTCGACAACATCCAGGCAGCGATCACCGCCCTGGTCACCGGCAAGCGGCGCACCAGCGCCACCATCGCGGGGAACCGCATCGACTATGCCCCGGTGGACCTCCCCCAGCTCCGCGCCATGCGGGCCGAGGTCCAGGCCGAACTGAATCTTGCCGCCGGCCGCACCCGCTTCGTGCTGGTTTCGACCAGCAAGGGGGTCTAGCGTGACCGCGCCGATCCTCTTTGACCATCGCGGCCAGCCGGTTTCTTCCAGCTTCATGGTCGGCGACTACGAAGGGGCCTCCAACTCCCGCCGCCTCTCCGCTTGGGGCCTCGGCGTGTCCGGGCCCACCGCCTCGCTCTCTCACTCGCTCACCTCCCTGCGTTCCCGCTGCCGTAAACTGTCGATGAACGAGCCCCAGATCGACGGCGGACTCGACACCCTGGCCGCCAACCTGGTCGGCACCGGCATCACTCCGCGCTGGCAACTGGAAGACAGCGGCCTCAAGGCCGAGATCCAGGCCCTCTGGGCTGATTGGGTCAAGGAAGCGGACGCCGACGGAGTCACCGACTTTTACGGCCTCCAGTCGCTGGTTGCCCGCTCGATGATCGAGTCCGGCGAGGTTTTGTCCCGCGATATCTATCGCCGCCAGGAAGAAGATCTGGTGGTCCCGGTTCAGATCCAGGTGCTGGAGGCGGACCACCTGGACGAAACCTACAACACCATCAACCCGGAAACCGGCAACGAGATCCGCTTCGGTATCGAGTTCGACGGCTCCGGGCGGCGAGCCGCCTACCACCTCTACAAAGAGCACCCGGCTGAAAATTTCCTCCTCGCCAACCCCACCATTCGGCACCGGATCGGGGCCGATGAAGTCAGGCACGTTTACCGCCCGCTGCGCCCAGGCCAGAAACGCGGCCGCCCATGGCTTGCCGCCGCCATCTTGGTAATGCACGAGATGGCCAAGTACGACGACGCCGAGTTGGTCCGCAAGACCGCCGCCGCCATGTTCGGCGGCTTTATCACCGAGACTACCCCTGGGCCGAATCCTCCTGGGCAAGGTGCTTTTGGCCAGCCGAGCATGACAGACGGCAAGGGCCGCGAGATCATCCCCCTGGAGCCGGGCACCTTCCCCCTGCTTCCTCGGGGCATGGATGTCAAATTTTCCGCCCCTGCCGATGTGGGCGGCAACTACGAGGCCTTCACCAAGCGCCAGGAGCACCGGGTCGCCAAGGGCTTCGGCGGCCTCACCTACGAGAAATTCACCGGCGATCTCGCCGATGCTTCCTATTCCTCCATACGAGGCGGCAATCTCGAAGCGCAGCGGGTTTGGAAGATGGTGATCTACAACGTCCTGGTGCATCAGTTCTGCCAGCCCTCCACCGCCGTGTTTCTCCGGCAGGCGGTGTTGACCGGAAAAATCAAGATCAAGGATTTTCTCGCCAATCACCGCAAATACCTCCGGATCAAATGGTGCATCGACGGGTGGCCCTGGGTGGATCCGGTTAAGGACCAGGTCGCCGAGCGGATGGCTATTCGCGGCGGCCTCAAATCCCGCGCTGAATCGGTGGCCGAACGCGGCCGTGACGTGGAAGAAGTGGATGAGGAGATCAGGGCCGACAACGAACGGGTTGACCGCCTCGGCCTGGTGCTGGATACCGATCCGCGCAGCACCGCCAACAACGGCAGTGCCGTGAGCCGCAAAACAAACGATGGAGAGTCCGATGCCTGATCACACCCTGGCCCACCTGTCCGGTCGCCTGTTCAACACGCCGCTCTACATCACCCCCGGCAAACTGGAGGAGATCATGGGCGTGGTCTTGCCCCGGATGCTCGGGCAGGCTCCACCCATGCGGGCCTCGGATGCTGCCCTCCAAGTCAAGGCGGCACAAGCCGACCTCCCGCTGATCCAGACCGCAAGCGGTCAGCGGATCGAGGTGATCCGGGTCTTCGGCACCCTGGTCCACCGCTCCGGCTGGATGGATGCCGAGTCCGGCCTGTGCTCCTACGACACCATCCGCCGGCAGTTCCGCGCCGCCCTCGATTCCGCCGAGGTGGCCGGGATCCTGTTTCACTTTGACAGCAACGGCGGCGAGGGTGCGGGCCTGTTTCCTCTGGTGGATGAGATCTACGCCGCCAGGGGGGTCAAACCGATCCACGCCTTTGTCGATGAGCGGGCCTATTCCGCCGGGTATGCCCTGGCCTCGGCCTGTTCGGTCATCCACTTGGCCGCCACCGGCGGAACGGGCTCCATCGGGGTCATCGCCCAGCACATGGACCAGTCGGAGTGGAACAAGAAGACCGGCTTGTCTTTCACCCCGGTTTTCGCCGGGGCGCGGAAAAACGATTTTTCCCCCCACCAGCCGCTCAGCGCCGAGGCGCTGAAGGTGCTGAACGAGATCGTCCAGGACGGCTACACCCTGTTCACCACCACCGTGGCCCGCAACCGCACCATGAGCATCAACGCCGTCCGGGACACCGAGGCGGGTCTATATATGGGAGACAAGGCGATTGCCGCCGGACTCGCCGATGGAATCAAAACCTGGGACCAGGCTGTTGAAGCGATCAGCAGCGCGTCCCGCCAAAACAGCCAGAACGGAGGTACCCGCATGTCAAAAGCAACACTCACCCAGAAGTTGACCGCCCTTTTCACCGGCGCCGCGCCGGAAACCGTGGCCGAGGCGGTGGCCGATCTCGCCGCCCAAACGGCCGCGCCCGGCACCCAGTCCGCCGGCGCCGTTCCCGCCGAACCCCAGGCGGCAGCCGTTGCCCCGGAGGCCATGGCCGCCGCCCGCAAAGCCGGAGCCGACGAGCTGCAGGCCAAGGTCGGCGAGATCATCACCCTTTGTGAGTTGGGCGGCAAAACCGAGATGCTCTCCACCCTGCTCACGTCCGGCAAGTCGGTGGATGAGTGCCGCACCGAAATCGTCAACGCCAAGGCCGCCGCCTCCGCCGAACAGCCCACCACCTCCACGGTTGGAGCCGGGGCCGGGGATGGCATCAACTACCTGGTAAAGGATGCCGAGGCCCGGGCCGCGGCGGGGAAAAAATAGGCCGCGGGAAAAACCTTCCGCCTTCAGCCTTCAACCTTCAGCCTTAAAAAAAATGAGGATACGAACATGCCTGTAATCAGCGAACTGAACAATCTCTCCGACGTCCTGAAATGGGAGCAGGAAAAACGCTACTCCCGCGAGGCCCTCACCATTGCCATGCTCACCGTTTTGGCCCTGGGCGAGGTCATCGGCCGCAAGCTCCTGGATATCCCCACCACCGGCACCGCCGATGCGGGCAATACCGGCGATGGCACCATGACCGGTGTTGCCGGCGGCAGCCAGACCCAGCTTGGCGACTATACCCTTACCTGCATCGAGGGCGGCGGCTCCGGGGCCATCACCACCCCGGCCACAGGCACCGCCGACGGCGGCAATGCCGGAGCCAACACCATGGGCGGTGTTTCCGCCGGTGCGGCCGTCAAGGCCGGAACCTATACCATCACCTGCACCGACGCCACCAATGCCGGGGCCGAGGTTTTCCAGGTCACGGATCCGGACGGGCTGTTGCTGGCCCCCGCTACCGTCGCGGTGGCCTATGTCAATGCCCAGATCCTCTTTACCATCGCCGATCCGGGCGCGGATGCCCAGGTGGGCGACTCGTTCACCGTCCTGGCCTCGGCTGCGGACGGAAACTCCGGACTCTTCGCGATCGCGGCCCCGGACGGCACCGCCCTGCCCAACGCCACCGTGGGCGTGGCCTACGCCAATGCCCAGCTCAACGGCACCATCAACGACGGAGCCACCGATTTCGCGGTTGGCGACATCTTCACCGTCGCGGTGGCTAAAGGCGATGGCACGGCAGTGGCCCTTGACCTGACCGCGGTGGACGGCACCCAGATCGCCGCCGGTTTCGTCATTGCCGCCTACGACGCCACAGCCGCCGCAGTGGCAGGCGTGGCTGTTGTCCGCGATGCGGTGATCGACGCCGATAACCTGGTCTGGCCCGCCGGCATCACCGCCGACCAGACCGCCGCCGCCCTGGATCAGCTCGCCGCCAGAGGCATCGTTACCAGCGAAGCGGCTTAAAGCAGTGAATAGACCGAAGGCCGAAGACTGAGGAAAAAAACCTTCAGCCTTCAGCCTTCCACCTTCAGCCTTCAAAAAAAAGAGGACCACGACCATGCCTGTAATCAACCCGTTTATTGATAACGATGCCTTCAACATGATCAGCCTGACCAAGGCGATCAACATTCTGCCCAACAACTACGGCCGGTTGCGCGAACTCAACCTGTTCCCCGGCCGGGGCGTCACCACCCGCACCATCATGGTCGAGGAGCAGAACGGCGTCCTCAACCTGCTCTCCACCTTGCCGGTAGGCTCCCCCGGCCAACAGGGCAAGCAGGGCAAACGCAAGGTGCGCTCCTTCGTCATCCCCCACATCCCGCACGACGACGTGATCATGCCGGAAGAGTTCCAGGGCGTCCGCGCCTTCGGCAGCGAAAACCAGATGCAGAGCTTGGCGCAGATGATCAACACCAAGCAGCAGAACATGCGCAACAAGCACGCCATCACCCTGGAGCATCTGCGCATGGGCGCTCTCAAGGGCAAGATCCTCGATGCCGACGGCTCCACCCTCTACAACCTCTACACCGAGTTCGGCATCACCCCCAAGGTCATCGATTTTGAGCTGGATGACGACACCACCGATGTGGCGGCAAAATGCCGCGAGGTGCACCGGCATGTGGAAGACAATCTCCTGGGCGAGGTTTCCGCCGGACTCCATTTCCTGGTGAGCGAACAGTTTTTCGACTACCTCATCGGCCATCCCAACGTGGAGAAATTCTGGCTCAACCACCAGCAGGCCTTGCAGCTGGCCGGGACAGGCGGCGACCCCCGCAAGGGCTTCACCTTCGGCGGCATCCTCTGGGAGGAGTATCGGGGCAAGGCCACCGATGGCAGCGGCAACGTGCGCAAGTTCATCGCCGATGAACATGGCCACGGCTTCCCCGTCGGCACCATGAGCACCTTTGAAACCCTGTTCGCGCCGGCGGATTTCAACGAAACGGTCAACACCATCGGCATGGAGATCTACTCCAAGATGGAGCCCCGGAAGATGGGCCGCGGCATGGACCTGCACAGCCAGTCCAACCCGCTGCCCATGTGCAACCGGCCGGGCCTGCTGGTGGAAGTCAAGGCCAAGTAAGCCATGAGCTTTGCCGATGATCTGCGGGAGGCGGCGGACGACCTGTTTGAGATGGCGGGCGAGTCCGCCGTCTGGAACGGTCAACCACTCACGGTGGTGGAGGGTAAGGAATCCGAAACCACCCTCGGCTCCCCGGGCGCGGTAATTCCGACCACGATCATTCAGGTCCGGGAAGCCGAACTCGGCGCCAGGCCAAAGGCTGGGGCGGTGGTGGTGTACCGGGGTAAAACCTGGTCCGCCACCCCGTTTCCCACCGCCTCGGCGGGGATCTGGACGGTGGGGCTCAATCAGGGAATCATCAGCTTGTAGGGAGGGGACGTGGCGATTCAGATTTATTTCGATCAAACTTCGGTAAACGCTGCCAAGTCCACCCTCGACGGGATCAAGGGCGGGCTGCCCCGTGCCACGGCCAGGGCGCTCAACGACACCTTTACCGGGGTGCGCACCGACATGGTCGCCCTGATCCGCGACAAGTACAACCACAAGGCCGGGGCAATCAGGAGTCGAATTACCATCGCCAAGGCCAGCGCCAACTCCCTGTTCGGTCTTGTGCAGTCAAAGGGCAGATCATTTAACCTGATCGATGTCGCCGGCACTAGTCCGTCACAGCTCCCGAGGGATGGAAAGTACAAAAAACCGCGCCTCGGTATATCTGTCAATGTCAAAAAATCGACCGGTCGAAAAATTATCATCGGCTCTTTTTTAGCGAGTGGAAAGGCCAGCAATAAAGTTTTGGTTTTTCAGCGCGCCAAGATCGGCAATACGATTGTCGGTCGCTACCCGATCAAGGCTATCGCTGCACCCCATCCGGAGATCATCTACAACACCCCGGAAAACTGGTTGGAGCTGCAGGGCAAGGCAAAAGTCCGGCTCGACAAAAACTTCGCCCACGAAGTGGACGCCATCATCAAGGGCTACGCGAAATGAGCAAGACCATCCGCCAGCAGATCATCGAGGCCTTTGCCGCTCATCTTGCCGCCACGGGTTGGCAAAGCGCCCCGTTCGCAGCGGTGTACGTCGGCCGGCTTGTCTTCGATCCGGACACCGACCCGCTGCCGCTGATCACCATCCTGCCCCGGCCGGATCAAACGGAAGCAACCCTATACGGCACGGACAGCAACACCATGCAGTTGGATGTCACTGCCCTGCTCCGCTTGGAAGCGCCGGACGGCGTGGCCCTTACCGCCACCGAGATGGGTGAGCCGGTCAAGGGTGAGTTGCAAGCGACTGCCTTTGCCATCCCCACCGCGCTGGCCGACATGGTGGAGCGGATCGAATACCGGGGCGGCGGGGTTGACGATTATCCCGACACCCTCGGACAAAGCACCTTCACCGTCAGCCTGTCGCTGGCGGTGGTGTACGAAACCAAAAAAGGCGACCCCTACAGCCAACCCTGAACAAGGAGAATCACCATGGGTAAAACCAACAGCGCGGACCAGGCCCTGGTCCAGTACGAATCCGGCCAGACCTTGGTCCCGACCCAGGCAATGACCGACTCCGGCGACCACCTGACCTTTTCCATCACGGCCAAACCCTGGTCCGGCAAGGCAGGCAAGGAGCCGGTGATCCGCCCCGACGGCCTGGCCACCGGCGGCGCCGTCAGCCCCAAGGTCGGCAACGACGACATGGTAACGGTGGCCGCCCTCACCTGCTATCTGGCCGGAGTTTCCACCCCGGTCGCTTCGGGGGATTTGACCGCCGTGCGCGCCCTGACCACCGACACCCACAATATCACCAGCCTCACCGTAACCAGCGCAGGCGCCCTGGCCGCCGTCTCCGGTCTGGACTCCACGTCCTTCTCCGAGGTGCGCGGCGCTGCAGGCGGACCGCCCCTGATCCCGGTCGGCTCCATCGAGATCGGGCAGGTTCGGCTCAGCTCGACCGTTGCGGCAGATGTCGCCGCCGCCGAGATCTTCCAGGTGCCGGGCAGCCATCAGGAGCGCTACGACTTTCCGATCTGGGATGAGGATTCCGGCCAGGGCCAGGTGACCTTCGCCGCCGCCCTGCCTTTGATCCATACCGGCACTGTGGCCAAGGCGGTCAGCGCCGAGGTCTATACCCCGATCTTCGCCACCATCGACCCGACCTCCGATTTTGTCCCGCCGGAGACCAGCCACAGCCAAAGCTCCCAGCAGGTATACGGCGGGACCATCGGCTCCAGCTCCAGCTCCCTGAGCCAAGGCAGCTTCACCGCCTATCTCAAGGACGGCGTCACCGACCAGATCGTTAAAATCAAAAATGAAACCCTCTGGTTCCGCATGTACCCGCACCGGCTCAAAGCCCCGTACATCCTCTGTCAGGGCAAACTCGGCATCGGCCGGACATTCCCGGCCGGTAATGCCATGCGGGCGGCCTGCACCATCTCCGCGGACTCGCCAGCCATCGATATGGAAGCGTAGGACACCTCGGCGATAAGCTGCCGGCCGCCCGCTGACAGCTTATCGCTTACCGCCAAAGCGCACCTGGAGCACAACCCATGCCATTCGATCTGCAAAAATTCAACGATGCCAAGTTTGTCCCGCGCACCGATAAGGTCCCGGTCCCGGCCCTGGCCAAATTCTTTCCGAAAGGCGAGAAACCGGTCATCACCATCCGGGGCCTCACCGGCGAGGAGTTTGCCAGGGTCCGCGAGGCTCAGGAAAAAAACCGCAACATCGTCGCGGTGCTCGAAGCTCTGGCCGGATCCGGCGCGGACGAAAAGGTCCAAGCCCTCCGGGAAACCCTCGGCCTGGATTCGGACCACGTTCCGGACGATCTGGCCCGCCGGGTCGAGCAGCTTTCCGTGGGCAGCGTGGATCCGGTGCTGGATGCCCAGGCCGCGGCCAAGATTTTCCGGGTCTGGCCGGTGGTCGGGTTTGATCTCACCAACCGGATCACGATGCTGTCCGGCCAGGGGATGCTGCCGGGGGAGTAGATCGCCTCTGGGGTGATCCGGCGGTCCGGACTGCCCTCCACCTCGGCCACGCCAGGGGCAAGATGTTGTACGAGCTGCGGCCTGATCTGTTTCCCCAGGGGTATCTGATCCCGGCGGAGACGGAGTTGTGGTCGAGGTTT